GCCATCGGCTCGGTTTCTGTGCCCCATTGCATCGCAGCATTGGTGTAAGACTCGCCCTTACTTTGCGTGATGCGTTCTAGCACCAGCTGGACCGCGTAATTCTCACGGCTTGCGCTTGGTCCTGTCTTGGTCTTGGCAATAATGTCCGCAATTCTGCTGGCCGTGGCTTTACCTAAGCGGGACTCAAACCATTCGTCTGTTCTTTGTTCCATTATTTTTCCAATCTTAATTTGGGTTTTTTAACTGTTCTGTACTCAAAAATCTCTGCAAATCTTGGGTTCATTAGGGCAAACAATCGGCAAAGGTAAGGAGTATGGTTGTTGTTTAACTTCCAAATTCCATCTTCGCTGAGTGCTGAATGGTGACGCAACACCTCTAAGATCGTGCGCCCTGAATAGTGTCTGTAGCCTTTACGAATGATTTTCATAGTTTCATGTTGAAAAGCATCGTAAATGTGTTCGTTGTTCGGAAACCAGCCAAAGAATTCATCACTAAACTGGTCTTCGTTGTACAACATCATTTGGATTCGTTCATCAATCATCGGATTCCTCGCACTTTGAACAACCAGGGTGATCAGGGTCTAAACAATGCGGGTGCTTTAGCAATTCGTTTCTATACGCGTTTTCGATTGCATCTTGTTCGCGCCAGTAATCTCTTTCTGCTTCGTAGTCTGTCATGCTGCTACCCTTTCTTTCATCTCGTTTTTGATCGCAATCACGCGGTCTTGATGGGTTTTGTCACTTTGGCAAGCCTGAAATGCAATCCTGTAACTAGCAACCAGTTGTTCTTGGTTTTCAGCCTGGCGCATCTTTTCAATCAGTTTGTCCAACTCTTTGACGTTAACGTGGCTCACAATCTTTGTTTCTACCTTGCGACTAGCCTGGTTGCCATCATCGTCTTCTGGGGCAATACCGCACGCTGCCATCAAACTGTAGCGCCTAGCGTATGTGAGAGCTGACGCATAACCCTGTGGATCAGCCTTGACCGCTGGGAAGTGGAGCATTCCGCATTCAAGCATCTCGCCAGATTCGTGTACAAAGATGGTCTCCACAATCACGCCATCAGCGCATTCAAATGTCTTTTGAAGTAAGTAAATGCCGTTGTTGTTTAAAGCGTCTATAACCGCTTCAACGCACCCAGCAAGGTCAACGTATCGGCTTTTGAAATGAGGGTTAATAGACTGCTTTAAAGCGGGATTAAACGCCTTTTGAGCTTTGACTAGAGCAGTTGCGATTTGTTTCATTCTTTTTCTCCTGATAATTCAATTTCTAACTTCTGGATTTCTTCACGTTGGATTTGGATCATTTCGCACAAATCCTCAATCTGGCTTTTTAAGTAACCCAACTGAAAGTTCAGCTTATTGACTGGGTCATTGATGTAGGCTTGAGTGACTTCTTCAGATTGTCTAATGATTTTGGAGGCATCCATCAGGGTCTCCAAATAAACATATCTAATAAAATCACGATCGCTGCGATTAAGTACACGCATATTTCAACCTTTGTAAACATCTTGGGAAGTGGTTTCTCGATGCAAGCCCCATACTCCATAGTATTTCGGAATGCTTCGTTCGTTGTTCTGTAGTATTTTTCCATTGATATCACCTGTTAATGTTAATGCTTGATTAATAATGTGTATAGGGTAAGGAACGCCAACCTTGACCTGGTCCAAAATTAGGTTGGCTTGTTCTTTAATCATTTTTTACGTTACCAACCAATTGACCTTCCATTATTTGAAAAAGAATATTTTTGGCAAGGTTTAAAGTTTTTCTAGCGCCTTCAACATCATCCATAGCCATTTGTTCTTGTGCGTCAGACATGAGACCAGCAACAATCATATTCCCACCGCTAAAACGATAAGTCATTGATTGTTTTACATTTTCAATGTATTGATCAATATTGTTTATTCCGTACATTTTTAATTCTGTATTCATTTTTAACCCCTTGCGTAATTGTTTAAAGTTTTGCAATACTGAAAATAGTCATTGTTTTTTGCATTGTTCTTCCAAGCAACAACAACAACGCCAGTTGACCGAATTCCATAAAATCTACCCAATGCTGTTTTTTCACCAGCGTAGACCCATTGTCCTCTTGGTAGTTTTTCCATTTGTTCTTTGGTCATTGCCCAAATGTCTTTTGCTTTTGTGAATTTCATTTTGTTACTCCTTATGCTGCCAATCTACCAACCGCGCCATAACCATAACCATCGTCACCGAGCGACACAACCTTATTGGCCGTGATGCTTTCTACTGTGGCGCAATAGCTGATTTCTTCTGTAGTAAGGTTAATTTTTTGGTCAATGTAATAATAACCATTGCCAATTTGTTGATTGTTGTCTATCTGGACATAAGCGCCGCCGTAACCATCAACAATTTTGTAGATATTGGTCAAACCATATTCTTGAAATACTTTGTCAACGGCCAGCTGTAATAAACCAACCGACAACTCGCGTCTTACAAAAATATAATCAGCGCCAAAGCTAACTTCTTCACCATTGATTTGGTTATATTTGTAACCTTTGTAATCGGTCATGCCGTCAAAGTAAGCACCTTCAAAACAACTTACAATGCTTTTGACTTGGGCAACTGTAGGACCATCTTTGTAGGTAACATTGATGCTTGCACCGCCAGAGTAGCTGCTGCTTTTAACGCTAAACTTAATGCCAGGAAACGCCTCTTTCAAGGCAGTACGAACTAACTTGGCTGTTTCTGTTACTGTAAGATATTTTTTCATTTTCTGCTTCTTTCTTAAAAGACCCTTTTGCAATTCGCTAGGGCATGAATGAAGTATAAGCCTTCTAATAAAACAACACAACAAATAAATAATTGACCTTATAGTTAACTAGGTTATTATGTGGCTTATAATGCACACATGGACAAAAATAAATTTATTAAATTGGCTGGCTCACAAGTTGAGCTTGGGCGTATCCTTGGGATTAATCAATCAGCCATCAGCCAATGGAAAACAGTACCCCAGGCTAGGATTTGGCAATTAAAAGTCTTAAAGCCTGAATGGTTTGTTGACTGACGTTTACAGATGTGTATAATTTAGGTTATTGCAGTCGAGTGCAATAAGTGGAAGCCATTTAATGATGTACCTTGCCCTCTTAATGAGGGACTCGACCAAGTTACATCGTTAAGTGGCTTTTTTTATTGTCTCGCTGGAATCGTTCTCCACACGATAGCAGAGCATTTGAATGGATGGCTTGGAGCAGAACACCGCACTCTGACACACCCCAGAGCAAAATGTGACCGAACTTGGTTTAGGTATCGGTAAAGCAATTGGTAACTCAGGTGGAAACTAGGCCAGTTGTATAAGATGAATAAACCCGTCAAGCGAGCTTGGATTTGATTTCTACTTTTAAGATAACAGCAGACGTAAGCAGATGAAGTTGAATTGGAGAGAGAGTGGTACTAACCACCCTAGGCATAACTATGTCTGAAAGAAAATGATGGTAGATTTTGTAGAGCATTATGCAAACTTAGCTGTAAAGCCTGGATGGATTGATTACGTCAGACACCAGGTCAGGGAAATGGAAAAGCATCCAATGTTCAATGGTTTAGGTAAAGCAGTAGCCCAAAGAATTAAGGAACTCAATGTTTCATGTGACATTCAAAGTTGATGGCCAGCCCCGCGGTAAAGGCCGACCAAGGTTTGCCAGGCGTGGGGCTTTTGTCAGCACTTATACCGATGCAAAGACAGTTGCTTATGAGGATACTGTTCGCCAAGCAGCAAAGAAGTCAATGGGGTCTTCAGAACCGCTTAAAACGGCTTTAGACGCGTTTATTTACATTTCCTTTGCCGTACCATTGTCTTATTCTAAAAAACGCAAGGAAGCCTGTTTAAATGGTTTTCATACTAAGAAACCCGATATAGATAACGTGGTCAAAGCGGTGATTGATGGTTGCGACAAGGTCATATTTGAGAATGATTGCCAGATTGTCAATTTGTTTGTAACCAAAAAATATGGTGACCCCCATGTTGAGGTGCTTTTTAGGGAAACAGAATGAATACTTTGTTGATTATTCTTATGCTTTTTCTAGGATCAATTGCGTTATTAATGATTTTTATCGCCATTTGGGCGGTGATAGAGGAACTCTCTAATGACTCCTGAACGTCACGCACAGTTTATTTACGATAATTCCACGGCCTACGCCAACGCCAAGTCCAACCGAATAGCGTGCGAATTAAAGTTAAAGAGTGCCAAGGCCATCTGTATGCGTCATGTCGCTGGTGAATTCAGCCAAATTGCAGCACAGGAACGTGAAGCCTTGTGTGATCCTGAATACTTAGGGTTAATTGACGAATTAAAGGCATCCGTGATGATTGAGGAGCAGTTAAAGTACCAGCTGGAAGCGTCTAGACTGTCGATTGACATTTGGCGCACCAGGGAAGCATCAGAAAGATTAGGAATAAGGTCACACGAATGAAATGCCCACTCTGCGGTCAACCAGGCAAAATAATTGAGACAAGAACCAATGAAGACGATTCCAAGCGTAGACGATACTCATGCCCCAAAGACCACAGATTCAGCACGCGTGAGGTCATTTCCAAAGACACAATACATACGGAACAAAAATTTACTAAAAATCGTGGCAGCCATGAATTGTCAGAGGTGTGGTTTCCATCTCGCACAGGCCGCACACTCTAATTGGCATGGCGGTAAGGGTAGAGGAATTAAAGCGTCAGATAACTACATTGCTGCGCTTTGCCAGCCGTGCCACACAGAAATAGACTCTGGCCATCTAATGACCAAAGCAGAAAGAATGCACGCCTGGTACTTGGCGCACATTCAGACTGTTCACTATCTACAAATCACCAACCAATGGCCAAAGGGCGTGCCGTTGACTGATCTGTATTTGAATCGTTAACCTTTTCGCATATTGGGCAAAGGTGCGTTGGGTTGTTTCATTCCAGCGTCATGCGAGTGAGTTGGGTGAGCGTGAGACATATCGGTCTTTTCATGCTTTTTTAGCTCTTTCTCAATCCGCATAACGTGTTCACGTTCTTTTTGCCATTCTTTTTTGACAACATAGTGCGAATCATTGTCTTTTTTTGATTCACCGCGAGTGATTTTAAAATTTACTGGCATATTTACCCCAATACGCTCAAGGCGTGTTTAGTTAATGAAATTCGATCATCTAGCCCAATTGTGCCCCCGTTGATCCGCTTGGTCAAACCGACCCAATCCTCTTTTTCAGCAAACGCATTGCACCCATGTGTTGACCAAAACCAACCAGCTGATAGTGCAGCGTACATCGGCGTGGCCACCAGGTCAGGTTCTTTGACCAGGTCCTTTTGGACTATTTGGCCACAATGCCAATAATTATCATGCCCTGTCAACTGAATCAGACCACGGCCGTGAAATCTCCAGCCGTCACCGCTTGCTTCGTCTCGGTTGCCCATCCGCTTTTGATAAATCCTGTTGGCAATCATTTCTGGATGGTGCGCGTATTTCTGTATTTCCTCGGCATCTTTAAAATGTCTACCAAACAGCTTAGAAAGCGTTTCAGGGCGATAGTTAAGATTCTCTTGCAACGCCTTAAAGTGATTCGATTCATGGGCGCATTGGCCGATAAAGGCCGCCTGTTGTTTGTTGTCGTTGATACTGAACGCGGTAAACGTAGTGGTCAGCGGTTCTTGCCACTCAACCCCAATCCCCAAAGCGTGTAGTTTTTCAGCGCTGATCATTTGACACCCTCGTTTACAATCTTCATCACTTGTTGGTATTGGGCGATGCAGGCGTTGAGGTTGGTGACGGCGGTGTCTCCGTCTGCTGCGATCTGGATAAGAGCTTTAACAGTCTGTCGCTCAGATTCGCTTGCATCGGTTCGATTTCCATCGG